AGTTGGTTCTGCTGGCATTGATTTCCAGCACATCTAGATCATTCACTTGCAACTCATTCAGCAGTATTTTGGCCAATGTGGTTTTGCCTATGCCAGCATTGCCGCTGAACAACAAATGAGGAATGCTTTTGTCTTTTACCCAAGTTTGGATCTGTTTTTTTTGATGTTCATCTCTAAACACATATTGATCCAGTGTGCGAGGTCTATACTTTTCTGTCCAAAGTTCTTTCATCAGTTTCTTTTAATGTATTCTTGTCCTATGCCAGACGCTATCAAAGGTATGTACAACAACATCCACCACCAACCCACAAGATAGCCTAATATGTGCAGTGTCATCAGTGTGATGCCCAACACAGCAGTGTTGTTTAATCCAGGACTTCTAGTTTCAGGAAATTTCATACTGTCAGTATATGACAGATTGTGTGGAATGTCAAGTGTTTTACAGCTGACTTTCTTTGGCCACGTACCAATCTTCTGGTTTTTGTTTGGCCCACAGCAGTACGCTTTTGGCTTCCACCATTCTCACAGTGCTTTCTACGCCATCAGTTTTGATTTTGGCACCTCTAGTCCATCTACCGTGTTCCACCAAGATCCAATCACCCACCACATATTCATCTGTGTTGTCCCGGCCTTTGGCATACACTTTGGCCCATCTAGGTTTGATACCGTGCACCTTGCCATCATCTGCAGTGAGTATGATACCGCCTTTGGTTTTGAATGAATCAAAGCTCATATCGCTCACAATCACACGATCTTTGATCGGGATCAAGTCTCCTTCAAGAGTATGATATGAACTCATGTGTTATTTTTTCTTAGTGAAGTTTCCTTCAGCATCTTCCACCCACTCTTCGTTGGCAGTTTCTGCTGATGCCTTGGGTCTTTTAGTAGGCACAGTTTGTGGATGATCTCTGTAATAATCAGCCAAAACTTCCTCACGTTTGCGAACAATTTTTCCACCAGGTCCCAATTCATCGCCTCGAGCATTCACTCTAGCATTGCCCACAGCTGGAGTCAGTTCGTTGCGTTGTCTCAACAGATCAATATCAACCTGTTTGCCCTGCATGGTACGGTATACTTTGTTACCACTCTGTTTGATAGCCATATTTGTTGTCTCCTATTATGTATGTATTTATCTAAGGAACTCTCTCCAGTCCAAGCCATATTGGATGGAATCTATCCTGTGTACACCCAGCAAATACAGCACATAGGAGGCCACTGAACTGCCTCGGCCCACTCCCCATAACATATTGCTGGATCGCATGTTTTGCACCAAATAATGCAAAAACTTCAGCAGATTGAGATAACCATGCTGTTTGAATGCTGCCAATTCTTCCTGCACTCTCTGTTCACAGCCCACAGGAGTGATGCTGATGATGTGTGATTCAATGTCAAAATTTTTGGCATCATTGGGCATGAACCATTCAGATTGCAACAGTTGGTCAAACTCTTTCACATCCACCAGCATGGGTTGATATGTGTGCAAAGTTTCGCCCACTCCTGTGAGCTTCACTGATTTATTGTAAATTTCTATTTCTTTGTGTGGTTCAAATTGAAGATCCTGCAACACTGCCAATCTATTTTGATAGATCAAATCCACAGCATCTTGATGATCGAATATGGGTAGTCCTAAACTGTCTGTTCGCATAACAAAGTATTATGCTGTATATTAATCGATATTGATTAAATTGTCAAGATCTTTTCCGGTTTCTTTAGCCATTTTCAATTGTTCTGCTGCCAATCTCTGTTTGAGTTCTTGATTGTACACATCCACAAACACACCTATCTGCTGACGCAGTTCTGGATTACGGCTTTGAAAATATTTTTTGCGCAGTTCAGATAATTTGGCTTCCAATTGAGCTATACTGTATTCTCCTAGATTTTCGGTGAGTGGATGGAACATTGTAAATTCCTCAACTATTAACTGAATGTGCCTAAAAATTTTCCAAACACTGTGGCACCTTGGTTGTAGGTCCAAAACTCCACATACATGGGATCTTCTTGAGCATTCACTATGAATGGTGTGGGGAAAGCAGAATCTTTGTAAATTAATCCAGCATTTTCAGTGCTCCATACCACTGTGCGAGCCACGCCGTCACTTTTTAATTCCACAACAATGCTGCTCATGCCTGAAGTCACTGTGGGCCAGTTGGTGAATGTTAATGTAAGGTTAGCACCTATTGTAAAAGTTTGAAAATTTCCATTGCTAAGACTGATATTTTGTGCAGTGGTTACAGTGCCAACTGAATACACAGTTAAATTATTGTTGATGAACTTTGCTCCAGAAATGGTGTTGTTGGCAAAGTTGTTGGCAGCGTTTAACTTGGCAGTGTTGGTTTGCAGTGTTTCTATTTCTGTTTTGGCAGTGGCAAAACTGGTTTTGATGGTGCTGAAATTATCTCTAAAACCTTGGCTGTTGTTGTCCTGTCCTGCCACAGGATATGTTTCATCTAGGTTAGTTGTGTTAATATTACTGGGCATAGTGTTTCCTTATTGTTGCGTTTATTTATCTGTTTTAATCACTGTTTAAATGTTATATTGATAGCTGGGGAACATAATATACTGTTCCACACCACTGTCTGCCGTGCTGTCTATGATGTATCTGTCAATTTCAAAGTCTATGTTTTTGAAGTCAAAATCATTGTTGTTTAATGCTGCCAAAATACCAGCACTGGTGCCTGGTTGACAATAGCACAGCGGCACAGCAGTCACATAACCCAGTGCTTGGGTTTGACCTGTTTGTGCAGTGCGCATCCACAAGGGTAAAAACTCATTTTCTGTGTCTCCTATGACTTTAAGATTTTCTCTCATATTGGTGGTATTGCTGATGAATCTTTCTATGTCATTGGCATTGGACACATTTAATACCTTGCTGTCCACTCTGATCACTCCAGTGTTGGGTCTAAATCTAAATGTATCTGTGGGGTTGGATACCACCTGACCCACGTTGATCACACTGCCGTTGGCCAATGTGACCTCCAGTTGACCTGTGCCAGTGTCCAAGGTCAATTGACCTTGCCTTGCATATATCTGAAGATTATTGCCGATGGCTCCCACTGCTAGAGGCAAATTATTGTTGGTGTACACTGTGTAGGTGTTGCCATTCACATTGAATTTGGTCACATCATCAATCACTTCTATATCAGTCTGAGTGATGTTGATCTTGTTGGGATTTTTAATTTTTATTTTGCTCTGCACCTGTTGACTGGGGTGATCCTGGGGGTCAATCATTTGCACATACACCACTTCATACACAATGTCGTTGGTACCAGGAGTTTTGGCCACTGCTGTTTTGATTTCTCCAAATTGATATCTTTTGCGACGATGATTCTTCACAGTGGCTGCCACATAATGATTGATGGTCTTGGTTTCAATGCCTGCGTAGATCAACATCTGCAATTGTTTCTGCAAACCAAACTGTGTGTCGCTGGGTCTATAAATGTATGCAGGAGTGAATATTTCTGGATCACCCACCAATGCTGTGTACGCAGTTCTTTGAGCAGGTTTTAAAAATGGTTTCACATAGAGATTGCTGTACAGTAGATCACTGGCAGCCACCACTGACAGTGTGAAAGTTCTTGTGGTGGCACTGTAACCAAACTGATCACGGGCCTCCACAGTGAACAGAAACTGTCTGTCTATGCTGGTGCTGTTGGCATCCAGAGTGAAATCTCTGTCATCAAATGTGGTGAGTCCCAACAGTCCACCAATGGGAAACTGTCTCACTTTGCCTAGAATTTCACCATCCAATGCCAGAGTCAATCCATTGGGCAATGCACCTGCAGTGACCACATATCTCAACACAGCATTGGGCACTGTGGTGGTGGCTCGCACTGACAGTGTGCTGATAAAGTTGGCATTGATGCTGCCCAAATCATTGTCAGTGTTCCAAGTGATCACACTGTCCACTTCACCCAATATTTTCACTGAAAAAGTTTTGTCTTTGATGGCTAATGTTTCTGCGTTGGCTCCAAATCTTGTGGCTCTTACTGTGAATTTGTATTCTTTGGTCACTGCTGGTTGATAAGGCACTCTACCTGCCACTTCACCTGAAGTGCTGTCCAATGTACAACCTGGTGGCAGTGTGCTCACTGTGGCATCATCGTTGGTGGGTCTCAATGTGTAGGCCACATAGCCTGCAAGTGTGTTGGGATCATACAATTCCAAAAACAGTGTGACATAGTTGTTGGCTCGTTTATAGCCCAAATCTCTAGGAGTGAGCCACTGTGGAGTTCTAATATAAGTGCCGTCGGATGTGAACACACCACCACCCACCTGCAATATGGTGTTGTCTGCACGTAAAAAATCATCACCCACCACAAATATTCTAAATTTCCTTTTGGTAATGGTGTCACCATCGCTCACACTCACTGTGAATTCATAGTATCTGCTCAGTTTGCGAGGAGACTTGGTGGGAATTGCATAGTCATAAAATTCCACATCATAGTAAAAACTTTCAAAACCATTGGCACTTCGCAATCCAAAATCAAAAGGAAAAGCACCATAGGTGTTGGCATCATAGGTACCGCTGGCAGCAGATGTGTCCAAAGCCAATATGGGATCTATCACTCCAGTAAGTCTACCAGTCTCGGTAAGAGTGATACCTGGGGGTAATGTGCCATCACCTTTGGCAATGAAATACTCCAATTCATCACCTGCTGATAAATCTGTGTCTGTGGCTTCCAATTGATAATCCACATAAGCACTGTCCAATATGAACAAAGCATCGTTTACTCCTATGGGCAACACTCCAGCTGGTGTGATCCAAGTGGGAGCATCTGGTCCTGTCACTGTGATAGTGTAGGTACGATCTTGAATATCACTGCCCAAACGTGCTCTCAGCACAAATCTTGATTGTGTGGTTCTGGCCACTTCCAATGTGGTGCCCACAATGGCTGAATTTTGCAGTCGTAATCCAGCAGGCAGAGTGCCTGCAATCAAAGCCACAGCATCCACTGATGTGATGGGTAAATTAATGGCTGTGATGGTTCTTTCAGCAATGGTGCCTAAAGAATACCCAGTTGGCTGTGTCCACAAGTTGCTCATATGTTGTATTTATGGAAAAATTAGATAGCACCAAAGTCATGCACAGCAGCACTGGGACCTGCAATAGTACCCATGTCCACAGGATTGACTGAAAAGAATAAATCCAAAAGATTTGTTATGTTATCTTGATTGCTGGCATCCAGATTGATGTCACCCAAATCAAACCCAATAAATGAATCTCTATCGTCTAGATTCAACCCATACACCAAAGACTGCACATTGGCAGCTTGTATTGTGTTCACACCCACAATGTTGTTGTTGGCACCTGTGAGGGTGGCTCCTAATGTGGGGTTGGATTCATTGCTCAACAATGTTGACACTCTCAGTGTGGGAAAACCACCCACTGTGGTCATGTCGGTTCTGGTGGCTCCTGCCAGTGTGCCCAACACTTGTAAAGTGTTGCCATTCACCAATGTGGTCACTGGACCTGTGTTGCCCACTATGCCAAGACTGATGATGCCTGATGCTGCAATGGTGATCTTGTCATTGTTGGTAGTCAGTGTGATGTTGCTGCCTGATTCTAAACTTTTTAACTGTAATTCTGCACCTACTTTTTGATAGAACACGCCTTTCACAGTGCTGCTGTCTGGCAGTCTATTGATTACGCTGGTGTTTTCAGGATCTCTTGCATTCAATTCAGCAAAATTATTATTGACTTTGATAAACGCTTCGCGTAAATCATCACCTGTGCCGTCATTGGCAATTGTTCCTATGTTTATGGTGCTTATGGGCATAACTGTATTTATCTGTGTTAGGTTGTTCTGCGAATTTTAGTTCTGGGAAACGCTGCCCCAGCAGTGGGTTTTTGTCTGTTGTTGATTTTTGGAAATGTGTTGCCACTGATCTTGCGTTCTATTCTATAAAACAAATAAAGATTTGGTGCGCCTTGCAAATCCTGTCCATCTGTGGGACCACCATTGCTGCCAGTTAACTGTGCAGTTTTAGCAATGCCTGTGATGTATGCTTTGGCTTGAGTTTGATTCATGGTGGGATAGGTTTCCAACGCACACGCCAACACTCCACACACCTGTGGACTGGCCATGGATGTGCCACTGAATTTTCCGATATAAAAACTGGCATTTCTTGGATCAGCAACACCATTGGTTAATGCACTGATAATAGAGGTGCCTGGTGCAAATATATCCACTCCTGCACCGCAATCACTAAATGTAACTTTCTGTTCAGTAGAAGTGATGTCCACAGCACCCACGCAGATAGCAGGCAAATTATGCGTGCCCACAGTGGTGTTGTCATTGGCAGTGGGACTGGTGCCTCTCATATAATAGTAAGGTTGGGCCACACTCCCTGGATATCGTGTTGCCATTTCAAAAGTGTTGTTCCAGTCTGCTCCTCCTGGTGATTCATGTTTCCAACGGCCATTGCCAGCTGCACCTGTCATGATGATGCCTTCATTGTATGCGTCTTCCAGGTCGTCATCCAATGCTGTGACTCTCACAGGTATACGTTGGTCAGCGATAAATCCCCACGCATTCAATTGCTGCGTGGTGAATGTGCCACCTGTGCTTTTGGCGTTGTTGATTCCAGTTTGCAGATCTATTCTAGCGGGTACTGCTTCGTAGAATGTCCATTCACTGATCATGGTGGGACTGCCCACTGTGCCTGATATGGTTGCTGTGCCTTCCTGTCTCACTCGGTATGTTCTGTTGGGTGCCACACCTTCCACTCCGTAATAAATTCTCTGTACAGAATTGTCTTTGGCGCACCACATTATTTTGGGCAGTGCAGGATTGGTCACACTGACATTGTTGTAAACTGTGGAACCATTGCCAAAAGTGACATAGCAATTGGTGCCCACAAATATTTGATTGTAGCTCACTCCCAAATAGGTGATGTTGAAAGGCAATGTCAAAGTCCAATAACCATCATCGTTGCCGCCCACAGTGGGAGTGGTGGACGCAGTCAAACTGGCAGCCCCCAACAAACTGCTGCCTATGCTGGTCACTGTAGCTGAAGTGGTGCCTGGAGTGATATTGATGTCTGCCATCATGTCAAAAGATCTTGTGGGATTATTTTGTGGTTGATTTAAAGTTGTAAAATAGGTAATGGTGTAGTTGCCGGCAGTGCTCAAGGTCACTGTTTCATCCACAGTGGCTGACACACTGCCGCCTTCCACAGAACTGAAAGGACCGTTGGTGACATCATACACTGTGGCACTACTGCTGTTTAGAATCTGTATTCTTACACTGAGCGTGGTCACACCTGACTGTGATCCAGCAGCCACTTGACTTCTCACTCTCATGGTGACATTGTTGGCAGTGGTGTTCACAGTGACCACATATTCTGCAGCGGGTTGAACAGTGTCTTGAATCACAACACTTGAGCTGGAAGTCTGTGTCCAGCTGGCAGGTTTTGAGGTCACTGTGCCTTGCACCACAGCCACAGTGCCTACAGTGGTGATTCTGTTGCCACCCAGTTCCAAATTAGGGAGATTGGCCAGTAGAGTGGATGTGGTACACACGCCACTGGTGCCTAGAAAAGTGGTTGCACCACTAGGTGTAAAACGTGTGCCTCGGTATGTGACTGCTGTGATGTCATTCAACGCCCACTCACCGGGAAATATACTCATGCCCCAACTGTTGTTCACTATGGTGGGATTTTTTCTGCCTGTGGCAACATTCACTGCTTTGGTGCTGTGAAACTGTCTCACATAATCTATCACATAAGGAAAAGTAAGATCAAAGGCTCCAGCAAAATAATAAATGTTATAAATGTTGGCACTTCTAGCCCAACCCTGAGTGTTGCCTGCCACGGTGCCTGCCACGTGTGTGGAATGATCAGCTTGATCATAGGAATAATTACCGGGTATGGGTGATCCTTTCACTACAGGATCGTGTTGAAACCAATTGTATTGAATATATCTGCTGCCTCCGGTACCGTCAGCGTTCACTGCGTATTCTGGATGACCCGCTACCAAGCCATTGTCGTCACAAATGACCACATCCACGTTTTTGCCAGTTTGTGCCAATTGTATGGTGGCAGTTTGTGTGGTGGTACCATTGCTGCCCCATCCTGCACGCTGTGTGCCTTCGGTGCATCTCAACAAAGCAAAATTTTTCATTGTGGAACCAGTGCTGCTGGATTTGTTCCAATTGTCACTGGTTTGTGAAATATTATTGAGACCTGCTTGGATTCCCAATTCATTTGGATGCAACGTGACTGATTTTACTCTAGGATCCTTTTTTAATTCTGCAGCTTCCCAATCACACAGTTTGTACACAGTGTTTCTGCTGGAAGGCCTACGGTCCTCACACTGCACATCACGCAGTATTTCAGTGTTGGGTGGAGCTAT